GATTTCTTACGGACTACTACTTTTACAATTTTGTTTTCATACTCCCTAGTATCAAAAGTTTGATAATTTGCATCCTCATAATAGATATTGTAAAAAAGTCTATAGGGATTATTGATTGGTTTGTGAGTTATTGTTTCGGTATCAAAAATATGAAATCCTCTCGTATCTCCAACATCTGTCCAAAACATCTCATAAGGATTTCCGAGATAATAAACTACACCATTGTCCGATCTAGTGTGATAGTGTCCCGAGTAGACTCTGGAGAACTTACCAAATAGTTTGCTTTCCAAACCGTGCTCCATGACGATCTGTTTATTAACTCTAAATCCTTGGAGTTCAAGGTGCCCCATCGCACACGAGCAAGTTGTCTTTTCAATAAGTTTAAGAGTTTTTTCTTCATTTTCTTGATTGATCCACGGAATAAAAAGTATAGGCAACTGACCCAACATTACTTCAGTTGGTTCAGAATATACGGTTACATTATCATATTCACGAAGTAGTAAATCCACAGCATTTACTTCGTTCGTGTTTTTATAATAAGCAGTATGGTTTCCAACAATGGTATGGACTTTTACTCCCATCTCTTTAAGACGGTCATAATAGTTATTCTTAGCCCAAGAAAGAGCGGAAAAATCAATACCCTTGCGACTATCAAAAGTATCTCCCATATCTACAACAGTAGTAATCCCATGCTCTTCGAGTGTTGGGAAAAATACATTATTGTAAAATTTTAGAAAATAATCGTGAAATAGTTTAGAGTTTTTTCTTGCTCCAAAATGCTGATCAGTTATGATTGCAACTTTCATTCAATACCGCAATTTAGCGTGAACATTATCTTTAATAGAATTATAGTCGCTATAGTTGGATCCGTCAAGAGAATTGTCGTCAAACACTTCACTGAATCCAGAACGCTCAAGGATTTTATTTTTGATTTCTAACTGACGCTTCTCTCTTTGGATTCTGCGAAGGAAAGCATAGTGAATGATTTGAGTGAAGTAAGCAAAAGGATTTTGCGACTTCTCTGGATTAAAGTTATGAATGTACTGCACACAATTCTCAATCCCATCAGAAATCATATCTTCCTTGAACATATAGTTCACGAAGTTTGGTTTGAAGGAAAGGTGATTTGCGATCTTAAGGAAACACTCTCCGATATAGCGAGGAATGGGAGGCTTTGGTTTTCCTTGGATCTCTGCGATTTCTTTATCTTCGCGGTATTTGATCAATGCTGCAAGAAACTCTTTGTTATTGACGTAATGCTCTGACCTCTTTCTTTTGGTCATGACTGCTGTGGTAATCATAAGTTTTTATCATTATTATGTAGGTATTATAACATCCAAACAAATAGTTGACAAGGTATTTCAAAACCCGTATAATAACCTTTGTGGAGGTTCAAAAGTTATATTTTAGCTATTTTTATAAAGCTTCTCTAAGATCTCTTTAGCATCATTAACATTGGCAATATATCCCATTCTACGATTAATTTTAGAATGATTTGATGTCTCACCCCTATTTGCTTGACGGACATAATTTTGATACATCATTATCATTTCAATATCCGATGATTCGGACATTGTAAGGACATCATCTAAATTAAGGATAAACATATCCTCTGTTGTAGTTTTTAACCAGGGTTCTATCTTATATCCTAATATTCCTTGTCTACTTTTAATTTCATTAACAGTGATAGGATTTGTTATGATTAATATGGTTCTATCTTCTTCTTCAGAAGCTGCTACCTTTGCAAAGATTTCTTCTCCGGTTTTTAATTTGACTGTTGCATAAAAATCATCTTCTATCATTTTTTCTTAATCTGTATAGTGATTATTTCATAATTGAAGTTCTCTTCATTATAGATTTTAATTCTTTCAATTAGATGGTTAAGTGTGTAATTTTTTCTTGAGTTATAAGTGCAATCGTCAGCAATATCATAAAGAACTGCTTTCGTTTTATTTTTACCTTTCCTTAAAACTCTTCCAATTGATTGGAGGTTTCTGACTCTTGATTTACTAGGGGAAGCAAAGATAACATTATGTAGATTTCTAATGTTAATACCAGTAGAAAAAGTGCCGTAAGAAGCAACGATGATTGCATTATTTTCTCTTTCAGTAATTTCTCTAACTAATTCTCTCTCTTCAGTGTCAACTCCACCATGAATAAAAAATACTTTGCGATCACATCGCTTATTATTATTTATTCTTTCGTAGAGTATTGCTCCGTGTGCTTCTACTCTAGAAAACAAAACAAGAGTATTTCCTTTTAAATCTAAAGAAAGATTTGTAATAAATTTATTTCGTTGTTCGTGAGAAATGAGATATTGAATCTCATCTTCATAAGTTTCAAATTTTTGTGGTGGATGTTTGAGAACAATACATTGAATATCCAACTGAGAAAGGTGCCCTTGCTTCATCAGTTCATCAGTCTTAGTGACTTTATATGACGGACCAAATAATCCTTCCAAAACCCATTTATGAGTTTGAGATCCGTCTAAAGTCCCAGTGAATCCAAAACGATACTTTGCATGATGAAGTTTGGTCATAATTTGAATTAATGACTTGCTCTTGAATAGATGAGCTTCATCTCCTATAATTACATTATAGTCTTCAAAGAATGAGCGACCAAGTTTATAAACAGATTGCCAAGTAGTAATTGTTACTGAGTATTCATTCGTTTTTTCTTTACCAGAATAAATTTTGTGGCAATATGACTCAGCATCCCAACCATAATCCTGAAAATCCTTATACATCTGCTCTACTAGCGATGTCGTTGGAACAACTAAGAGAATTTTTTGTCCTTTATCTACATAATATCTCACGATTGAATAAATCATCAGAGATTTGCCTGAGGCAGTTGGTGATATCAGCAGTTTTCGGTTGTGTCTTAAAGCATCATATACTCCCTCAATTTGGTATTGACGCGGAGAATGAGAGCATATAGATGCCATATAATCCTTGACACCTTCATATGAGATATTTTCATTTACCTCAAAAGGTTGTCCATAGAATCTATTTTCTTTGAACTGATATTTGTAATTGTGTAGAGAAAGTTTGTCGATTATCTTATCCAATAATCCAACGTAAATTTCTCCTGTATGAGTGCTTAACAGCCTGATCTTTCCGTCCCAGTGTCTACTTCTATACTGGGACATAAATTTTGCAGACTCAACCTCAAATGTAAAATATGGTTGTAATTCGTAGAGAATATGTGGATCGCAATGAAGTTTTAGGAAAACTTCATTTTTCTTTTCAATAAGTACTTCACTCATAGCAATCATCATGCTATGACTATTTATTTACCCTAATCCAGACTGAAAACGAATAAACTCAATTGAATTTTTAATTTGATACGTTCTGTTCTGAATCATTTTAAGAATGCTTTCAATATAAACTAACATTGTATCGTAATAATCTATTTTTAAGCATACCGTAGAAAGTTTTTCGTCGGCATCAAGATACTTTTGCATTGTATCTTTATCTCGTATCTTTTTCGGAAATGGATTTTCAATATAAGTTTCTGGATCTGCCTTTCCCGAATAATATTCGTATCGTTCGTGTCTAATATTTCTTTTTTGTTGTTCTGCCTTTTTTCTTAGGAGAAATATTGTATTATAAAGATCAAAGTATTTTGCATGGAGAATGGGGATATTTAAAGATTCTGTATGTAGATTGTCAATATCAATCTTAGAATCTTGCTCCCACATTCTCTGTATGGAATCAAGATCAATAGTCATAAAGGATTGCCAGATAAATCAACTATATTGTAAATAGTATACTTGAAACTTACGTCTGCTGTAAAGTATTGAATATCTGTTTCTGTTGCATCAAAACTTAATGTACCTAAAGAATATGGAAATAAATCTTTAAAAATTATTTGAAAATTTGGAATTGAAGAACTTGTTAAAATCTGAAGAGTTCCGTCAGAATATAATCCAAGTTGTTTTTGTGCTTCAATTCTTGGTGTAATAAATCCAGTTTCCTGAAAGTCGTATATCTGTTTTAAACTTTCTGGATATCCCAAACCACGAATCCAATTTTGAATTTCCATATAATTTTCAAGATCTTCATCTACTAAAAATCTTAGATTAAGATCTCCAAATACTATCTTATCTCCCGGTACATCAATATCCTTTAGATATGAAGGTTGATTAGCTACTCCAAGAGTTAAATCTGGAATATTTGCTGAGTTGCAAAAAAATGCAACTTTTGGAGTTCTTTTTAGTGAAAATTTAAATCCTGTTGGAGATAAGAAATTTCTGTTTTCTGGTTGACCCGCTACCATAATTTTTTTAAATATTTAGATAAAAAAAGAGGGTCCAGAGGACCCTCTCGAATAAATTTGTGAATTTAAATCACATGAGGTTCTTAACAGCAACTCTTCTGTAATAACGGTTAGCGTTGATGTTAAGAGCACCGAGACCCTGATT